TCAAAATAGACCAGCAGGTTCTGCCTGAATGTCCCAACTGAAGATCAACACCTCCCTTGCATCACTCCCCTTGCCACCACCAACGGTGTATTTGATGTCAGTGGTTTCTATGTGGAAACCAGCGAATACCCTACGGACGTCAGGTTGGTCATTCAGGCTAACGATAGCCTTGCCCTTAATTTCTCTTAAAACTGTGGCCATCGCTTCGTACTGATCCAGCCCAAACGCAACACCGTAGCCTTCCGTCTGCCAATACGGCGGGTCACAGTAAAACAGCGTGTGTTCACGGTCGTACTTCTTCATCACCTCTTGCCAGCCCAGGTGTTCTATATAGGTGCTGCTCAGACGCAGGTGCGCGGCGGATAACGCTTCCTCCAGGCGAAGCAGGTTCAGTCCAGGTGGTGTCGTAGTCGCAGTACCGTAGGTCTGACCCTCGACACGGCCACCGAACGCGGACTGCTGCAGGTAATAGAATCTGGCTGCCCGCTGGATATCGGTAAGGGTCTCCGGCCTCGTCATCTGCAACCACTTAAACACCTGGCGGCTCGACAAAGCCCACTTGAATTGCCTGACAAACTCTTCCAAGTGGTTTTGCACCACCCGGTAGAGGTTGATCAAGTCACCGTTGACATCATTAAGCACCTCGACCTCTGCCGGTACCGGTCTTAAAAAGAACAGCGCGGCGCCTCCGGCGAAAGGCTCCACATAACAACTGTGAGCCGGAAACAGTGCGAAGATACGGTCGGCGAGACGGCGTTTGCCACCTATCCAGGGGATGATCGGTTGCGCGGACATAATGCCTCCTGAAGGCTTGGGGCGCTCGCTGGCGATGTCAGGAGGCTCTCGGCCTTCAAATGGTTAAGCGTCCGGCAGCGCGGGCACTTGATCTGTAATTCCGTAAAACCACATACGGCGGCTAGCTTTCGGCCACAGTGGCCACAACGTACCTCTTGCATCATCTGCAAACCTTTTGCACTTCTGGTAGGCTTCCCAACGCTCACGTGAGCGGGAGGGCCTTGGCTGGCTTGCAGGGTAGTTCTGCTGGTTGGCGGTCAGCTTAGATGCGTCTACATCTGAGCTGGCAGCCCTCTTTTATTGCTGATTGCGATTGGCGGGTGAAGCTGGCCAATCAATAATTTTCGGAAAGTCAGGCTGCCGCTGAATTCTGTTCAAGCCTATGCGATAGCGCTTCCATTCATCTATTTCTATCTCTTCTTCCGGCGACGCGTCGCCCAGATCCACTGCATCTTGCAATGGTGCTATTCGCGTGGCTGCAGCCGCCAACAATCGGTCGCGCTCAGCTAGGGCCTGACTGGATAGTGCCTTAGCCTCTGCTTCTTGATCTAACTGCCAGCGATCTTTCCGCCATACGTAAAACGGACCAGGACAGACCTCAGCTGTCAGATCATCCGGAAGCGGACCAAGCTCTTGCCATTGGCGCGACTTCCCATCGACTTTGCTATAGACAATGCCTCGACAGTCCTGAACCAACGACCAGGTGCGATCGCTGTCGGGAGTATTGATCACCGCAAAGCCTATTTTGCTTGGCGGCGGAGCATCGACAAAGGCTCTGGCTGGAATGAGCCAGTTATCCGGATCAAGTGGGTTCGGGTCCGCAAACGCTTCACCTATGTACTCCCCCGTAACCGGATGGGCTAAGTAGATCCGCGGAGGATTGGAATCTGTCATGGTTCACCTCAGTATTTGATACACATCAGTCGTGCAACGTTTCGAGGGCGCGTTTCGGCCCCACCAGTCCTACCCGTGGACCCCACGCTCACGCTACCGTCAACTTTAAAGTCTGCTGTCGTATTCCCTCCAGCAGCTCCAGCGGCTCCAGTGCCGTCGCTGGTCAGCGCGTGATCGTGAGCCTCAAGCATTGGGGCCTGATAAGTTCCAAGACTACGACCGACATCAACACCGCGACCGTCATCAAGCCCCCGAAAGAACTCTGCTCGACTTTCGGGCAGGTTGAACGTGGTACTCCCGTCTCCCGCACCGTAGGTCGTACCAATTACTGCAAAGAGATTGGCGTATACGGTTCTGGAAACTGCAGCACCATTTTCTTTCAGAAATCCAGCAGGCGCTCTGGCGCCCGCGAAAGCGATAGAAGTCCCAACCGGCAGAAGAGCATTTGCATCTAAATTTCCGTCGTGCCATAGGGTCCGTTTCGGCGTCCACTTACCTGAGTTCGTCACGCCGCGAACACAGATAATCACATCATCACGGCCCTGGCCTACAGCAATCTGGCCAGCGCACGACTTGTCGGAATAGGGGAGGTTTAAGATGGATGAATACTGTAAGAAAGCTGTTGGCGATCCATCCATCGCGTAAAAACCACCGGGCAAACCAATTGTCTCGATGGGCGCTACATCAGTGGACGTGCCACCGATACCAAAGCGACCAATTTTGACCCCATCCAGTATTCCGTAATCCGCAAGGCTCACGCCTTTGTTAGCCTTACCGGCCAGCGCTTTTGTCACTGTGGACGCGAAGTTCGGATCGTTTCCTAGCGCGGCGGCCAACTCGTTTAATGTGTCAAGCGCATCGGGCGAAGAACCCACCAATGCAGAAACAGCTGCCCGAACGAACGCAGTGTTCGCGACACGCTTCGAATTGTCTCCAGCGGCCACGTTCGGCACCTCTGGCGTTCCAGTAAAGACAGGGCTCGCAAGTGGTGCCTTGGTTGAGGGGTCGAAGCTACCTGTATGCCAAAGTTTCCGGGTGGGCGTCCACTCTCCTGAGTTGCTCACGCTCCTGATATAAACTACTGGCTCTGCACCGCCTAGCTCAAAGCCTAACTGCCCAGCGAAACCCTCTTCCCCATAAGGAATGTTGATCAAACCTACGTAGTTGGCAAAAGTGGTATATCCCTCCTTAAACGAGTAAAAGCCGCCGAGCAGATTTTTGGAATCAATAGGCCCTTGTGGAGATACTTTCCCGCCGAGCCCGTAATCACCGATAGCGATAGCGTCGCTGATCCCGTAACCCTCTAAGGTCCGGGGATTTTCACCTGCGGTAGCCACGCCCTTCGCGTTTAATGTGACTTTTGTGTAGCTTCCCGCCGAAACGCCTGAATCAGCGAGCGTTAACGTTATCTCCGTATCCGCACTCCCGTCGAAGTTACCGTTGCCACTGGCCGCGCCCTTGAACTTCAACAAGCGAGCTGTTGCCAGCTGAGTAGCCAAACCAACGGCGGTTTTACCGTTAACAATCTTTGCGATAGCGGCTTTCAGCCACGCAGTTCGATTGCCCAACTGCTCAGCTTGTTTGTTCGCTATGCCACCAGGACCACCTAATACCCTATCCGAAGTTTCAATTTGGTAAGTCCCATCTGCGTAGTCTTCTGTTTCAGGCAAGGTGGCCATCAAATACTGCTCCCATGGTTATACAGCCCGTCATAACGAGCGGCGCCGTTGTAGCGAATGGCCACGGCTTGATACTCAAGCGAGGCAAGGCGGCACCTTTTAGGTGCGATGGTGGACAACATGCGGCGGATTAGATCCGCCTGATCGTTGGTAATGGGCTCGGCGAAGATCACGCGATACGCTGCCCAGGCGCGGGGCGCGCCGTATACGTAAAGTCCGTTGAAGTTGATGCTGCCGTCATAGGTGCGACCGCCGAGCCCCTCCTGGAGCTGAACTTCGCCAAAGCCCAACAGGCGGATAATTTCCCGGATCGCCCAAGGCGTGCCCTTGTACCGGTGCAGCTCTACTGCGTTTTTGAGAAGGTTCCTGCGGGCATCTTCGGACTCGGCCAACAACCAAGCGGCCTCATCGAGCAGGCTGAACTGATCGGCCAGGACGGGCAACAATGGTGCTTTCACCAGGTCGAGGAGGTAGACAAGCATAGGCGTCAGATCAATGCCTGAATGGCGCTCTTCCAGCAACTTACACAGGCGTGCAAAGCGTTCATCACCTGCTAATGCGGGCGGCAGGGTTAGCTCAGCCATCAGCGACCCCTGCATAGAGGATATCGATGCCAGAACAGTCAGCCCAGCCGTGTCGACCTAGTGCCAGCGGTGCAGCCGGTAGTTCTAGGACTGAGCGGTACACGCCCGAGACCTGCAGTCGGGCGTTGAGCTGCTCGGGCACGATATCGAGGCCGAGCTTGGCGCGCAGTTCCTGGGCATAGTTCTCAGCGGCCTTCCGCACTGCGGCCAAGGTGGGCTCTCTTTCGGCCCAGGCGTACAAGGTGATGTGCGACTTGATACGCCAGTCGATATGTTCCGGCATCTGCGCTCGCACTGTGTCACACAGAGGGCGTAGTTTCTGGCCGGTCAGGTAACGCTCGATCTGCTCCAGGAGGTTCGCCGTAGGCATACCTGTTTCAGTGAGCGGATGAATAGCCACCTCGCCATCTGGCAATCCGTCCTCGGGACCGCGCACGGCCACGTCAATGATGGACTGGTGGACCGATAGCGCGTGATACCGGTAGGCGCCCTCACTGCCTGCTGTGGTGTAAGCCTCGGGGGCAAGAATGATCCGTTCTATATAATGAGGATCGACCTCGTCTTCTGCGCCGTCGACGGGTACGGTGATATTACTGGCCGACAACCCAGCAAACCCCTCACCGACCAAAGTATTGATTTGACCGATAGCCCAACCGTTGCCGATAACACCGGGGGTCTCGCAGACAGCCCGCACCTGCACAGTAAGCGCTCCCGCCTTCAAGACCGCCTCCTGACGGGTAAGAAACGCCACGGCGCCATTTTGAGTGGTTACGCGGGTATTGGCAGGGATCAAACGATCCTGCGGTTGCCCACCAACGACATCGAACTGGACGGTGCAAACCGCACCAACGGATAACAAGCGTGGCGTACCAACCATGTCGCCCAGGTAGTCAAGGATTGGGCCGCTGCTGTATCGCACCAGGAGCTTCTCACCAGCGTTCTGGATTGCAGCCTTAATCCGTGTTTCTGAATAAGCCACCTGGTTGAGGAATAAGCGCTCGATCTGCGCGGGGTACAACGACTTGCCGGACTCTTTCTCGTAGCTGGCAATAATCTCGGCCTCTGTGGCCGCAGGATCGATCTTGACGAATTCGGGCTTAGGCAGCTCGCGCATACGGCACCTCGGTCAGTTGAGCAACGCCATCGGCAACACGCCATTGCACGCGCACCGTGACGTGTTCGTCGTCGATACTGACTTGCACCTGGACAACGGAAACGCGGCTTTCCCAGCGACGAATGGCGTCAACCGATTCGCGCACCAGGTGCGGGGTGACCCGGTTGGTGGGCCAGTCGATATATAGATGCAGGTCGCTGCCGAATTCTGGCCGGTGGGCATCGCTGCCCTTTGGTGTGGTCAGGATGATGCGGATAGCCTGGTCAATGTCGCGCAGGCCTTCGACCACTTCACCGGAAGTGCCGAGGGCGGGCTGCCAGTGGGCGGCGGTAATATTGATGTAGGGAATGGGCGTCGTCATGCGCCCATCATGGATATGCAGAGCGCTGCTGGCTTTTAATCGAGTTTAAAGAAACTCTACCAACTCAAAGGCCAGCGCCGCAGGATGAAGGCATTATCAATGGGTGTGGTGGTTTGAGTTGCCGCCGACATCCATGATGGTTCCAGCGGCGGCGACGTTGCCTCCCACGTCCAGGTTGCCGTTGACCTTCAAGTTGCCATTCACGGCAACGTCCGAGATATCTAGCGTCGCTGAAGGCGCCTTGACCAAGACGGGTTCGCCGGATTCAACAGTCAGGTTTCTTGCGCACTTGAGCGTGATAGCTCCAACACACTCCAGTTGCATTTCACTTGCTTTGCAGTCGTAGGCGATGGAGGTGCCATCTCTGAAACGCACATAGTCGGTGTCTTCATCGACAACGGGCGGCGGCTCCGCTGTTGAGTAGATGCCACCCAGGTACACGCCACCAACGCCGTCAGCATCGAGAATAACTGCGCCTTGCTCGCCCAACTCAGGCATCAATGGTCGGCGCTTCGTGCCCTGGGTGTTGATCTGAGGGACGTTGAGCCAATAGCTCACAACGCCGTCACGGTCATCCAGGCGAACCCGAACGCGGCAGGTCGGGTAGTCCAGGGCGCTGACCTCGCCGTATTCAAGTTCAACGCCCATCACGCCACCACTTCATGCTGGATACCATAGGTCGACAACGCCAGGTCAGGCTTGGTATTTGTCAGCGTCAGATTGATTGAGGGCGCTGAGATGCGGCAAACCTCTTTATCTACGGTATAACCACCGCGACGGGTCACTCGATGGTGTGATGCTGTGATCAGGTAATTGCCCCCTAGCTTGCCAGCAGCAACCAGAGTAATCACATTGCCGCTGACCAAGTCCGGGCGTCCAATGGACGTCCAGCTACCCGTGGTGCGCTCCCGGTTAGCTTTGGCGAGGTCGGCTTTGGCTTTCGCTTTGGCTACTTCCACCGAGGAGCTGCGCCTGCGTTGCTTCTTGGTGTCGGCACTGGTGGTGGTCTTGCTGGAGCTGCTAGGCACCGCAATGGTTTCGCCATTCACGATTTTATAAGCGATGAGCTGCTTCTTCGCCGGGTCTTTGTGCTTCACCTCGACTGCTTTCGGTACAACGGTTATCTGGTCGCGCAGTCGGACGTTGGCGAGATCCTGCAGCACCAGGCTAGCCACAGGCGTGCCCTTGGCCAACTCACTGATGGCGTGAAAAACCATGCGGTTGCCGGTTACCTTAAAGGCATAATCGTATTCGCCTGCCAGGTTGCGTAGGAAAGTGAGATCAGACTCCTGCTGGGTAAGACGGTCGAGTTTGATAGGTTCTATGCTTCCTATCAGCTCAAGCCCTTGACGGGTGGCCAGCTGCTTGGCGACCGCATCCAGAGTCACGTTCTCGTAGGCTTTATGTTCCGTTGTGCGCAGTGCTGTCCGAATACCAGCGCCGAGAGCGCGGATACTGACCGTTGAAGGTGGGCCGCTCAGCTCCACCTCATCTATTTCGAAGCTACCAACACCCCGTAATGGCTTACCTTCCCAGCCTATGGAGAGCTGCAAGGTATCGCCGTGACCTGGATACCAGGCATCCCGCCATTTACCCTCGGTATCCTCCAGCTCGATCTCCAAACTATCCGCCTGCCCGGTAAGAAAGTCGGAATAGCTCAATGAGAGCAGGTATTCACTGATGTCACGAGTAATGTTTCGTTGCTGATAGGTCAGCACAAAACGGGCCTCGGGCACTTGCTCAGGAACTAACGCATCCATGGGGGAAGATCCTCAGTAACGGCTACCTGTTCCAGCAATGGAATCGCCAAGATCAAACCTGCAGGTAAAGCTGCGGTGATCGGTACGTGCGGATTAGCCTGCACGATGGGTAAATACCGGTGTGCATCGCCATAGTACTGCCAGGCCAACTGGTCCCAACGTTCGCCTTCAGTGGTGATATGAGTCAGTAACATCAGGCTCTCCTGGTGACGACTTGCGCCGCTAGGCCAGCCAGCCGAGATCCGGCGCTATTCATCTTGTCGAATGCCAGACCCAGCGAATCTTTCGATGCTGAGAAGCGATCAACGATGTTGCTAAGGTCGACCGGGTCAAGGCTGGATCTGGACCCCATGATACTTCCCAGGACATCGTCACTCAGACGCGCCAGATCTGAACCGTCATCGAGCAATGCTGCTACTTCTTTGAGCCCCTGCAGGGGCTCAATCGCTCGACCTGTAACGCCCAGTAATTGGGGGACCTGGCCGAGAATCATTGAGGCGTTCCCGCCTTTAACAGAGTCGTAGAGATTTTTTCCGGCGCGCAATACGTTGCCAGCTGTCTTGGCATGACTGATCGCCATCTGCGTTGCGCTGGCTATCGGTGACAGCTTTGAGACCATTCCAGGGGAGCCCATCACCGCACCAGATGCTCCGGTCAACGCTGGACTCAGCAGTCCCGCGCCTCCGATTTTACGAGTGAATTTGCCGGTGTACTCTTTAAGGCTGAGCTGCACAATACCGGAGGTGGTTTGGCCTACCGACGTAGCGCGGCGGGTGGTGCTGTCAATCTCGGTGATGACATAAGCTCCCAGGTAGTCACCACTTCCCATTACAAACGCTAACGGCTCATGCTTGGCTTTAGCTCGACGCAAAGCACGTAGGCGCTCCTCGGGGTCACCCAAGATTGGGTGCAACTCGATGGTCAAGTTACAGACATCCAGCCCCTCACCGATCCACTCCAGTAAAGGCTTGCCTTGGATGCGTGCATGCTCCGCCCAATCGGCAGTACCTCTTCGCTCCATACCACTGATGCCACCTGCGACGGTGAATTCGATGTCTCCCAAAATTGCAAACATCACGCAAGACCTTCATCAGGGGAACCGTAGCTACGGCGGCGTATATCGTGGTTATAGCGCTCCATCATCTTCACAAAATCGGCATAGCCCGCCTGCAGCGCTTGCCCGACCTGGTCGCGCACATTTGGACCGCCAGGTACGTTGATCTGCGGGGAGAAATGGAAAACGGGGGCAGAGCCTGCACCAGGTGCAGCACCCTGAGCTGCTGAGCCGAAGCTCCCCATCATGCTCGCCCTAGAAACTTCGGCGGGGTTTGGTGGTAATGGGCTTGATGGTTTCTGCGCAGGGGCAACAGCACGAAACTCGGATGGAACAGCTGGTGCCAGGTCGACTGCAGACTTGGAGGCCATCCCCAAAGCGGCCTTACGCACCATGGCAGATTGAGCGGTGATCCCTAGGGCTGCGCCTTCACTGATGTTTGCGCCATACCCCATGAATACGCGGCTCGGTGACTGGATGCCCAAGGTCTCGGTGAACCAACCTTTAACGGAAGATCCAATGCCCACTACGCTGTCTTTCAACGAACCGGCCATGTTACTGATCCCGTTGACCAACCCAGTTACCAGCATTCCGCCGAACTCGGTGAACTTGCCAGGTAACTCAATCCCGAAGTAGCTCATCACCCCTGCAAAGGCGTTGTAGAACAAGTCGATTGGAGAGAAGTTGAGAATCAACTCGGCGATACCCAGCAGACCTCCGCTGAAACCCGCCTTGATTTCGTTCCACACGGCGGTGTTGGTGATGCCCTCAGCCAACCGACCCAAAATCAGCCCGCCGAACTCGCTGAACTTGCCGGGCAACTCAACACCGAAATAGCTCATCACTCCGGCGAAGGCCCGATAAAACATACCCACAGGTGAAAAGTTGAGTAGCAATGACGTTACACCTATCAAGCCGCCTTCGAAGGCCTTCGGAATCTCACCGATCCCCTCCAGCAGCCAACGAAGCGGGGTCAAAATTGCGCTAATGGCGCCACCGACCACACGACCAAACGTCATGCCCGAACTGGTGATCCCGTCTAGAGCTTCGCCGGACATCTCTACGGGGCTCAACAGCTCGCTAAACCACTGAATGACCGGTTGCATCAACGTGCCCAAAGCCGACAGTAATGGCCTCAAGGGAGCGAACGCCGTTAAAAAGGCATCACTAATGGGCGCAAGCCCTTCTGCAAATCCGTCGAAGAACCCGCCGACCCACGCCTTAATAGGCTCCCAGTACTTATAGATGAGGAGCCCTGCGGCCACGACTCCCGCTATCCCGGCAATGATCCAACCGATTGGTGTCGCTGCGATCACACCACCAAGAATCCCCATTACGCCAGACAAGCCAGGAACTACCGCCGTCAAGTTTTTTACACCGGCGATGAAAGGCGCCAGCCTGGCTGACAGTAAAGCGCTGTTAAAAAGCGCGAGGCGGCCTGAGGCTACTGAAAGAATGGTGCCGAAACTGTTAAGTGCAGTAGCGCCAAGATTGATGCCGTAGCGAATGCCAATGATGCCAAGCTTCAACGCGACAAAACCGGCCAACAGTTTAATTGTGCCGCTGACCAGCCCTGCGTTGTTCTCCGCCCAGATGGAAAATGCGCGAACCATTGGTACTGCCGTTTGGGTTAGATCGACGAGAGCTGGCAAGAGGATGCTGCCCACCGTGATCCCGAGGTCTGCGAGGCCTACGGTCAATGCCTTCAATTGTTCTTTGGGGCTACCCATTCGCATGGCCCAGTCTGTATCGCCCCCTCCTTTATCAGCAGCGCTTGTACTACCTTGCTGGATGCCGGAGTTTTCATTCTGATTGACTAATGCAGGGCGAACGTATCCCAAAACTTGCTGATCTGCGAAGAGAGCACCCAATTTGTACGCTTCATCTAGGCGGGTCAGCGCCATTTGGCGCTCCTGGTCATCTTTGAGATCTAAGGCCTTTCGGTACTCCGCTGCAGCAGCCGGTGCTTTTTTCCCTAGATGAGCAGTGATGATTCGAATCATCCCTTCGGCCGGGGAAAGACCTTCACTGACCATGTTCTTCATCGCGGTGCGAAGGTCTATGCCAGCTTTTTCAAACGAGGCAATGGTCTCTGGAGATGTCAGCTTATTTAGAAAGTTCTGAAAGTTGTTAGCGGCCTCATCGTTACTCCCCGCGCCTTTACGGGCGATTTGCAGTGACGCTCCAATCTCCGCAACGGCCCGCTCGCCGGTAATACCCAATGCGCTAAACTGAGGGGCAAGTTTCGGAAGCCATTTAGCCATATCCGCAAGTTCAAACTGACCGCTTTTCCCTGCATACGAGAGCATGTTCATCGAGCGCTCGAAACCAGCCGAGGTAATACCGAGACTGTCATTAAGTGCAAGTGCTACTGCGCCTAGATCGTTCATACTTGCACGTGTTGCGGTAGCAAACTTGGCCAATGTAGGTGCATAGGCCTCCAGTTCCTTCACCTCTGCAATATTGCCCGCAATCAGTACCCCGATCCCATTGGCCACCTCAGTTTGGGTTTGATTCCACTTCAATGCCGACCCACGCATGACGTCGCTGAGACTCTTTTCTTTAGCCTCATCAAAGCCACCAGTGATGGCGGTGTCGCGCACCTGGTCTTTGAACTCCATAGCGATATTCATTGCTTGCGCAATGGGCGCGCCGGCTACAGCCGCCGTACCGATCGTTTCCATTGCCTCGCCCCGAAGTTCAGAGCGCTCGTTTTTTAGGGTTTCGCCCCGAGCAATGCTGGTGTTGAGCCGCTCTTGCTTTGACTTGAGCTGATCAATAGCTCGGCCGACCTGGTCGTACTGGCGTCGCAACCGTTCGACGCCCATGCCGCCACGGGCGACAGATGCCGACAGTTCGCTGCCTATAAGTTTTTGCTTCGAGGTAAGGCCATCCGTCGCACGCCCTAACTCTCGTACCGTCGACTTGGCTGAGCTGAATGCAGCACTCAAGCTGCCTGAAACGGCGGCGCCGATTCTTAATCCGACCAGGACTTCATTCGCCATTGCGTGCTCTGTTTCTCGTCTGGTTGAAGGTGTGCCGTCCAGATAGCTGGGCGGCACAATGAGGCGCGGGGGTGGCAGTTAGTAAAGGGTGATCATCTATTCATCCGTTCAGCTGCCTCGATGCGACGATCAATCTCCCTTCGGCACACATCAACCCAATACCAATACCGGTCCATCTCCAGCTCGTCGATCTCAGACGGCTGCATCCTCAGTACCATCAGCAGCGCTTCGTCCCAGGAATGCAGCAAGGTCTCGTCCGCCAACCATTTCCCGAAACACCCCAGTGACCGTCTTGGAGTCAGCGATATCCAGATCCGAAAGGTCTTCCAAGGTCATGCCGGTCATTTTGGCCAATAGCATGTCCTCTAAGGCACCTTCGTCTTTGGTGACGGCTTGCGCGTGTACAAGGTCTTTGCGTTTGAGGCGGCTAATCGGCAGCGAAGTGAGCTTCGCACCTGCAGCAGTTTGGAAGGGGAATTTGAGGGGGATGCTGAGTTTGTCGGCCACGTTCGTTACTCCAGGTTGATCAATTGATCGGTTGCTCTATGAGAGCCCTGAGTGTCGCGTCTGGCCGTGGCGCTGGCTTTTAATCGAGTTTAAAGAAGAAGCCCCGCACAAGGGCGGGGCTTCAATTTGCCTTCCTGGCTGCTCCTATCCATAGGAGCGATCCAACCGGTCTTACGCCTGACCGATGTTCTTCCGATACTTGGACAACTGATCCTCACCGCCAACGCGGAAGATATTGGACAGATAGTCCAGCAGCACGATTTCGTCACCGTTCAGCAGCTGGCGTACATAAGTGGCCGAGAATGGCGTTTCAAACTTGCTCGGGTCTCGTGGTTTGTAGCTGCCCAGTGCATATTCCTTGAAGGTCACCGTCATCAAGGTGACCAGTGGAATTTCATCGACAAGACCCGCGCTGTTGAACACCTGGACGTTCGAACGGCACTGCAGTTGAACACTTTTAAACGGCGTGGCCAGCTTTTTCGCCGCATCGTAGTACAGGCTGTTCCAAACGATTTTGCCTTCCAGCTTGTCGATGCCGTCAGGCAACTCAATCAGGCCGACCAGGCCGAGCCCCTGGAAGTCAGACATCACGGTTTTGACCGTACCCAGGTCGATTTCCTCGCAACGAGCGAAGAAGCTATTGCCGTCCAGGTACACGTTCGCGTTGGCGATCCGGTGCGCGCTTAAGCCAGCCATTTATTCGGCTCCCAATTTGACCAGGTATTCCCCGGTAATTTCTGTTTCGAAAGTGCCGCGCTCAAAGGGCAACGGCACAGTGAGCTTGTAGTTGAGCAGCAAGTGACCCAGCTCGATCTCCGTCTGAGGGTTGCGTGTCGGGTCATACCAGCACTCACCACCAAGCAGGGCTTCGTCGCCGATCAGCTTGCGGAAGAACTGGTTCACGCTCTCAGTAAGGCTGTCGATCAGCGAGTTGGTGATGGGCATGTCAACGAACTGCAGCGAGCTGTAGCGGATCGATTCATCGGCCACGTCCTTGGTCCGTCGCACGTTTTCGAAGTTGCGCATGTGGGTCACGGTGGGCCAGGCCGCTGTTCGGTTACCCCAGAGGCGCAGGCCGGTACCGAAAGAATTGAACACGGTTGTCACGCCGTTTTCGTTGAGCAGATTGACTTCGCTGTTCGGATCGTCGACCCGCGCTGTCAATGGTCTCTCCAGACCGATGACTCCAATCAGCTCCTGGTTGGAACTGGACCACCAGTAGCCCTTATCGTTGTCGACCTTCGCCCGAAGACCTGCGGCACGAATAGACAAAGGCTGCAGCCGATCACTGTTGGTACGTGCGTTATAGACCTTCACATGGGGATAGCACAGACGTGCCCGGTCGCTGCTCGTGTTGAAGTTAATCACGCCGAGTGGCCCGCGACCCGCGATCACCTGCTGCACGGTACTGCCGATGGGGGCATCAATGTAGGCAACGCCGCCCAGTTGCGTTGCAGAGCCGATCAACTCCACGCTCACCGAGTTCAGAGTGCTGAACCCTGGAGCAATGAAGATCTTGGGGAAGAAACCGAACAAGTTGTAGCTGTCCGGGAACGCCTTGAGACCTGTGCGTCGACCGGCCAGGGTGACCGAACCGATGATGTCAGCCGGAGTGACCTTGCTCGGATCAGCGTGGGTGTAGTCAGCTTTGACTTTGGCTGCTGCAGGAATAGCTCCTGCAGGCTTGCGCGTGACACGACCGGTCAACATGTTCACCGAGTAGTCGGTATCCAGAACGTATGTCGTAGTGCCGTCTTCAGACTTCAATGCCAGCGTTTGCAAGGCGCAGTGTTGCAGCTGCAGTAGGTCGTTGTCGGCGAACTGGCGAGGCTGGCCCACGACATTGCTGCGATGGACCGCAGGATCAAGCACGTTGATCACCAGCACGGTTCCGGCACCGAAAGCATGGATGCCAGCAAGCGCGTCAGCAATGCTGAAACCTTCCAGATCGGGGCCGAACTTAGCGTCATCCACTTCGGTCTGCGACAGCGTCAGCTCGTTGACCGGCCCAATTGGCGCGGTACCGACCAAGGCAATGACTGCAGACTTGACCACGCGAATAGCCCGAGGGCCGCGCTCGACTTCGATAGTCTCGATGCCGTGTAGATAGTTAGCTGGCATTGGCTCTTACTCCTTTCTTTTCGGCGATTGGGGCGGCATCGATCTTGGATGTGGACTCCGTCGAGGTTGCAGGCAACAGCACCAGGTGCTTCAACTCCAACAACACTTGGGTGTATTCGTGATCGGCTGGCAACTCGACAGGCTGGCCAGGTAAAAGCTGCACGTCGAGCAGTTCACGCGACTCACCAACGCGCAGTGTTACGCCGCTCTGAGGGCCGGTGTAGATGTATCGGGTCAATTTCATGGGTATTCCTCGAAGCGGACTTCTTTCAGTAGCGGGCCGTCTTCAGGGCCCATGATTTGTAGTTGCACTGAGCGAGTGGCAATGCTCAGGCCGTATTGCCAGAGTCCCTGCACCTGGCCGACAAAGTTCTCGGCGGTTGGTCGACACGTCATATCGCAATGCGGCGGTTTCCAGCCGGTCAGGCATTCACGAATCCGATCCAGGTAGCTAATCGCGCCGCTGGTGCCATGAAGCTGGCGAAACACCAGTGTCAGTTGAAAGCTCATGTTGCGTGCCTGGAACACCGCATCTGTGGACTCTGACGCACCGAACGTCGACTTGCCGTAGGCCACCAGGATCGCGCCACAGGCATGGTTGAGCCGGTACTGAGCCGGACTTTCGGGGAACAGCTCAATGGACAGCTCGCGGTCAAAGTCCTTTTTCAAACGAGCAACAAAAGCATCCAGCAACTGTTCGGTTTGTGTTTTTGCTCTGGGCTGGCTCATCAATAGCGATCCCAGCGGTCATCAGTGAACTGCCGAGGTCGCGCACGAACCTTGATTTCACCAGGCTCTGGTGTGGCTTGACCGGTAGGCATACCGAGCGTAACGACACCGTCTCGGATGCTTTCAAGCAGCTTGATTGTGTCCTTACGGCTATCCTTGACCGGGTCCGGCATTGAACCTTCTGGCCGACGTTGATAGAGCCAATGCCGAGCCAAGTACACGACAGCATCACGCAGTACGGTTGGCACTGGGTCCAGCGGCAGGTTGTAGCGCCCGCGCAGATAACCATCCACCAACTCCTCAGCCTGACGCACGCCGTCACCAATGACGTTTTCGTTCGGTTGCTGGGCAGCCGGGTCATCATTGGAGAGCTGGATCAACGTTATTTCGGGGATGGCATTGCCGATATCGGCGCGGGTGCAATAGCGCATGGTTTAACCCATCTTCAGTTCGACCAATGCTTCAGGGAACAAGCACATGGCCAATGGATTACCCTGCGCTTCCAGATCCCAGCCCTTGCCCAACTTGCGCGGCTCGGCTTTGCTGTAGAACGGCAGACCCAACGTGTTGACCGTTTCGTTGTAGTTGGCCGGAGCGTTGAACATGCGGAACACGCCCTTGGCGACAGGAAACACCTGTGCAACATTCGCAGGGATGAAACGTTGACTACTGACTGTCACGTCATACTCGATGAATTCAATGCCACCGAAAGTGAAGCCGTTACGCACGTCACCGCCAAGGCGATCCTGAGCCTCTTGGTAGTTGGCAAATGCGGCCTTAACCTTTTCGTGTTCGATGAAAGCGTCAAACCAGTCCGGCCCGCACAGAGAGCGAAACCCCGTGACCATCACGCCGCCAAGCTTGGACTCGGAGTAGCGTTTAGCATCCAGGCAAGCCTTGCGAACGTTAGTACCGGCAGCGCCCAGGTTGACGTTGATCGTCTTCTGTTCTACTTCGAACTCTTTATAGAGATCGAACAGGACGGAGCCGTCGGAGTCGAGGAGTTTGCCGCGCAGAGCGCCGACCCTTTGAAACTCGCGAGTGGCTTCGATACTGTTTTTCAGTTCCTGCAGGTTGTCGTTGATCACGGTAGCAACCGGAGCCGCCGTGCCTTCCTGGCCGAAGGCGGCAATACCTTGAATCTGGCTCGGCAATAACGGGCGGGCCACTGGCAAGTGCAAGGTTTCGAAGCTGCGGCGCTTGCGTTTGCCTGCCTTGACCGGCGCTGGATCGTCATTGCGTGAGGTATTGGGGACCAACACCAATCGCCCCTCGCGCTCGTCGATCACCACAGACGTGCTGTTGACGCCTTTCTCCTCGAACAGCCCCATGGCACCGACCTTGCCAGGAATAGCGGGAAGCTTGTTGATAGCCGCCGTAAGATTGGCGATGCTGAACATGTCTTGCAAATTCATGGATTACTCCTAGTCAAAGAGCCGCACGAGCCACAACGCCTAGGGCATTGAGTTCGTCAAGGGCGGTCGTTTTTTGCGGTTCGGTAATGCCTTCCGGCCAGACCAGTTCGTTAATTGCAACAACAGCACCACGAGCGATCACGACACCAGGCGTATCACCCGCTGTTGCCCCGATTTGTTCGCCAAGTACCGCCGCTGCCTTTTTCGCGGCGCCAGTAGCTGCAAGATCTAGCACCTGGTACTTGCCGGCCACCTTGGCTAACACCTGCCCGAATGCGTAATTGGCGCCCCCCAGCAAGGTCGCTTTTTGTTTGGTCCAGCCTGGGGCGACTTCAACCAGCAGTAAGTCACCCAAGTCTTTGGGCTGAATAAAAATGGCCATGAGGCCTCCTATTTTTGAGTGCGGGCTTCAGCGTCGGCCAGCAGTGGGTTTTCGGACTGTTTGGAATGCTTGCCAGCGCGGTCCTTAGTGGCCTGTTCGCTGAAGCTGACCGATCCTGTCAGGGCGTTGAACACCTTCTTCAAACCCTCGGCCAAAGGCTCCCGTTCGTCCTCTTCACCGAACTCCAGAGGCTTTTCGCCGCCCTCGGCATAATCCAGTGCAGCGACAATGGCCGCCACATGGACAGGTTTCATGCCCGCCGCGACGAGCTGCTCGGCGTACTCGACGTTTTTCGCGTGCAGAGCGGTTTGTGCGGCAACGAGGTCTGCCTTTTCGCGCTTGGCGAGCCTGGCTTTGAGCTGGGCGTTTTCGCTCGTAATGGCGTTCTTTTCGTCTTCAGTCACAGTGGGAGCCTCTGAGGTGGTTTTTTTAACTGGTTCGCTGAACGCGGGGCGGGGATCTTCGCGGCGGGATTCGCCAATCAGGTTGTCCACGTCCCAACCTGGAACAACCTGGTCAGCGGTTTCGGCGCCGAACTGAGCAATCAGCCACTCCCGAAGGCGGCGGAAGATTCCAGCGGAAATGCTGTCACCGAAGTCGCCGAATTCGACGACGCCTTCTTCGTCCTCGGCCAGCTCAATGGGACGCAGCCCTTTGATCGCAGGTGGTTGAGCGCCTAGGAAGCCAACGTGGCGCAAGTAGTACACACCTGGGACCGGGTTGTTGGCGGCATCAGGGTGATAGAAGGAGGCGGATATTTTCTTGAAGCTTTTTTGGGCGACCAATTCGGCGAACGCCACATTGACTTCGTGCGGTACGGCGATCAGGCCGTCAGCGGCGGTCGAGAGTGATTTGACCCAGCCAGCCGCTGGAGCATCGTGCTTAGGGTGGCCGATGACCAGAGGGGCTTCGTGTAGTGCGGGATCGTAGGCTTTCACCGTGGCGGCCAGGTCGGACTCGCTAAAGTCGAATGTGACGCCGCTCATAGCGGTGTGCGTACCTGGCTTGAAGATGTGCAGTGGTTTCATGAACTGTGCGCTGCGTGGAGGTGATACGCACACAGTGAGCTGTTGAGCAGCTGCTGACTTTTAATCGAGTTTAAAGAGTTGCCGGAATGGCTTTGGGCGGCAGTGCTGCAAGACGCACCCGCGCAAGGGACCAATACTTGCGCGGGCTGGCTTTATAAAGCGTTTACAACGTTTTTGACGTGGGTGATTAGATGAACCGGAGCAGTACGCAACTGTAAGCGCCTCTGAGGGGCTCACAGGCGAGCGGCTTTTTCGATGTGATGCATCGCCAACTCAAGGATGGATTCCTCAGCTTCGGGCTGCAGCTGGCCCTCAGTGTCCATCGGTAGGAAAGGCCGTCCAGGAATATCGCCCCACAGATGAGGGAAGTCGGACTTGGTGCCGCCGAAGTGCATCATCGCGGCGTAGGGTTTGTTGCTACCGACCAGGGCAGAGTTGTTATCCGAATGGCTAGTGACCGACGCTGCCAGGCCAGCTGAACTGATCTGCAGGATCTGCCCCGGCCAATTGCCTTTCTTCGCACGGCGTTCGGTAGTGGTGTCCGAAAGGTCTGCCCAGTCAGGCCTGCCTTCCTCCTCAAAATTCTCCTCTGTCTGGCTTGCCAACTCGGCGGCGATTCCGCGCATTAAGGGCGCGACATCTCCTACGGCCCACTCCACTTGACGTAGCGCGCTCTGTAGACGGTCGTGATTCAGTTCAACGGTGATCATCTCAAACCCCCTACGCAGCCGTTTGTTTGCGTTTCAGCATGTCAGCCAGACCAGTACCTGGCGCGTGATTGAACCCTGGATCAGTACGGAAGGTGACGGATTTCCCTGCTGCGTCCGTGGTTCGTAAGCCGGTCACCTCGGCAGTACGGATCTCGCCGGTACGTTTGTTTACACCGGTCTCAACTGTGTCGGTGAACATACGACCTTCGCTCGATACGATCCTCAGACCACGACGCTTAACCGCTGCCTCGGATAGAGCAACGACGCGACAACGACAGTTAAAGCCGTTGGGAGGAAAGATAGCTGCCCAGATCGGATCATCATGGCGAAAAACCTGGCCGTGTAAGGCCCGGTGGCTGGGCCTTGTCTTACCATCCAAAATGGCGATGTACATCCAATACGGATGGGTGTCCGTAGTCTCTTCCATGTTGGCCTTGCGGCCAGCCATGTACGCGGTCTGCAGATTGGTTTGGTAGATCGTTTTGAGCCGTCGCGGACTGCCGAGCTGGACCAGCTCGCCCACACCCTGGCTATCGACGATCACCTGCTGGCCCCACCAGCCTTGGCTTTCCAACGTCGGCTGCAACGCGGCGATAAATTGCTTGAGCGTTTGCCCGTCCTGCAGCGCAGTCTCTAGCGCGCCACGAATATCCGAAAGCAGATCGAGGCGCATCGCCTTTGCTACGGTGAACGCCTGATCGTGCGCCTGGTCAAGCATCTCCTGCCAGTTCCAGGTAATCGCGTAGCCCTTGGACTTCAGGTAGGCCACGGCTTTTTCCGGTTCAAGACCGAAGATAGCTTTGAGGTCAGCAGGGTTGGCAGGTTTGGTGGCGGTGGTCATGTCAGTCTTCCCGATCCGCATTGGCACTCAGGCGACCCCAGACATCGCTGATGAACATAAGGCGGGCCAGGGTCTGTTCAAGGGTCTGAGTATCCATATGCGGATATACCTCGGCCAACAGGCCGAGCGCTTCACTGTCAGACCGACCACGCTGCAGGGCCTCAATCAGTGGCGCAACCGCCTGCTCGCTTTGCTCCTGCAGTAACTGCGCAGGCAAACTGTCGATGGCCTGGTCAAGCGCGACCTGGTCAAGGATCGGCTTGAGTGCTGACTCGGCAAAAGCAGGACCGGCATCACCTGGTGCGGTGTCCACAATATCGCCGTCCTGCAAGTTGTAGGTGCGTTTGAAGTACTGCGACGTGAACTTCACCCCCGACTCGCTGAGGCTTTTGTCCCGCTCAGCCAGGACCTTATCAATCTCTTCCTGCTCCCACAGTTCATACACGGGAGCCACAACATGTTCGCCAAAGTTGATATCAACGATGCGGCGAATTACTGCATTGATAGCCGTGCTGACGATGGCAGCATCGCCGTCACGAATATCTTTGGTGACTTCCGCGCCCGCCTCAGAGCTAGCTCTGTTGCTCTCTTTCTCAGTCGTCTGGTTTTGCCCGAGCATGGCCACGTTGATTTCGCTGCGGCAGTACTCCAGCAGCTCGCGATAAACCGTGGCACTGCCGGCTTTGCCCGATGCTTCCTTGATCTCCACGCTGGAGTCGTCGGGAATCGCTGCGACGGCGTCTTGCACCATAGCCTCCAGACTATTGAGTAACAGATCGGTTTCCGCATCAGTGGCGCCACGGGGATGCTTACCGATCACCCAGGGGCTTCCGTATTTCTCAGTGAACTGCACCCAGAACTTTAAGCCGCCCTTCATAAACATAGCAGGCCAGAAACACATGCTGAGGTCGGGAAAGCCGTAGGGGTTGGCGTAGGTAGCATCCTGACGTGCCACTATGAAGCGTTGCGGATCGCATAGTTCACCGTCCTGGCCTGCCTCCCGAGAGCGAAAGCGCAGTTGGTTGTCCTTGTCATAGAAAAACCACTCGGCGGGCTTGCCGAGCAAATCAGCAGGCATCAGGTAGCCACCGACGGGCTGCCACATCAATTCGACAGGCTGATACCCGAACAGCGGGGCATCGAGTAACTCGCGAATGATGCGGTCCAGGTCCAGGCCTGGCATCCAATCACGTACAAATCGCTCAACCTTGACAGGCGCATTACCACGCTTGATACCGCGTTCCAGGGCCAAAACTGAAGACTTGCGGCGGCGAATGTTGCCGCCCACCAATGCGGAGCTGCGCAAGTCGCGATAGACCGTGATGTCCTTGCCCTGGGCTTTCAAGATGGGATCAGGGTTGGGCAGGTTGGCCCCGCCAAACGCGCCACTGCTGGACCGGTCGCGAGTGGCAATCTGTCGACTGAGCAGGTTGTCGCGCTTGGCATCGGCGAAATTGACAAACTCGGTGGGGCTGACCCACAGGCCTTTGTTGTTCATGCGTACCCCTGGGTAATTCGTCGGCCCTGACGTGGGCCCCGTGATTTGACGCTGACTGGACCTGAAGTCACTTCCAACGTAGCGAAGTTGGCCAACGCCCCTGCGCCTGCGAAGTCGCCGTGGCGGTAAAGGTCTGGGTCTTTGAGGTCTTGTGAGCGGGCTTTGACGATCATTGGAATGCCATCCACCAGCTCGATCCCACGAACGTCCTGGTGCAAGTTGTCGTCCTTGGGCATGGTGAGAGTGTTGTCTTCAAACAGCCCGACGAACTTCGGCATCCAGGCGCCGTACCAGGCCCGACTGATTTTTACCTGTTTGATCAGGTTGTGGCCGAACTCGTCGGCAGTCTCTTCGGCCAGCGTTTCGCCGTTACCCGACGCATCGAGCGCCGCGCCGCTAAAACGTGGCAACCCGCGCAAGGTGTAGAACAGCACCAGTTTCTGTTGGCGCGCAGGAACTCGGTGCATCTCGATGACGAATGGCACGTCACGGTGGCGCGATTGGTCGACCGACATCGGGCAAGCAATTGAAAAGTCACGATGGCGCGCATAGTCCATTCCCAGGTAATGCCGAAGATCGGGCGCAAGTTCCCTTACCACCGGAGCCAGATTTCGCTCTATCCAATCCTCAACATAAGCATCGCGGCGTTGAACAGATTGCTGGGTAAAGTCGTCCGGCAGCGCCAGGCGTAGCACGGCTCGACCTTCACGCATCGCGTCGTCGATCCACACACCGGGGATACACACGCCGCCGCCGTCCCTTGGGATTGCATCAAGCTCTTCGCGCATCTGCGCCTTACGCGGGCCATAGGCATTGCGGATTTTCTTGTACCAGGCTTCCTTGCCTTCGGCGGTTGCTTCCTCACCAGCCATGTAGCACACACGCTCATATAAGCCATTGGCAACAGCATCATCGAAAGTTGCCTTGTAGACCTCGGCGCTGTCGCCATAGCGCTTGTCCCGGATGTCATTGACCATCTGGTTGAATGGATTGGATTTACCGTTGTGAGAGCTGATGATGACGATACGACCGCCCCAGATCAGCAAGGCGGTAGCGGCATCTAGCACGGCGGATACGTCACGGTGGAACGCGGCCTCGTCGATGATTACCTTGCCCTGCAGGCCCCTGATGCTGGCAGGGTTGCTCGACAGCGCAACGATTTTGAAACCCGAAGCGTAACGAATTCGATAGGCATTGATCTGGCGGGTGTTGCCCGCTGCGTCCTGATCCTCAAATAGAAACTCCTCGATATCGCTGACGCCGGAAGCCTGAGCCTCGGCCATCACCCGACTGAACTTGGCGCAATAGCCAATGAACTCCAAGCCTTTTTCCTTGGTGTCGCCGATGTAGAAGCAATCCATACCGCCTGCAGATTTTTGCGACGCAGCGGTAATCACCGAATCCAGTGCTTCCGCGAATGTAATGCCTGTGCGCCGCCCCTTTTCACAGAGCTTGATTTGAGCCGTGATGCTCAGCCAGTCCACCTGATGAGCCATCAGGATGCCTTCGGCTATGGGGTTGTAGCCATCGGGGATCTGCCGAACGCTGGGCGGCAGTTCGTCCCACTCGATGACCCGGACAGTACTGGCCGATGGCTTCATTGCCGCACACCCAAGAACTTCTGACGCCACCACAGAGCCTGATCCTCAGTCATGCCCTTGGCCTTGACGGCACTGTCCAGCTCAGCCGCCTGCTCCTGGAGCAGCCTTTCGCGGGCAGCTTTCTCAATGGTTTGGCGCTCTTTCACGCTCATTGTCCGCGCTTCCATAGTCGCCTTGGCCGCACGCGCCAGGGCCGAAACCTCGGCGATGGTGACCTCATCTTTCTCATGGGCACCCATCGCCGCCTGGTAAGTCAGGGTCGAAATTGCCTCGACCAGCAGTACGCCGGTCTTGTCCGATGCGTCCTCGCCGAAGGCGCCAACAAAAGCCTCGGCCATCTCCCGCTGCTGACGGACCTTGTCGGTGAGTTCGTCGAAGCCCAACTTGAAGCGACCCAAAGCACTACGGCTGGGAGCTTTCTCGTTGGGGAAACGTCCCTGGATATCGGCCAACATGTCATCCAGGGTCATGCGGTCTTCGCGCAGCAGCTTCTGGATGTACGCCTTGACCATGGGTGGTAGGCGGCTGATGGATGACTTGCCCGCCATGGTTACGCTCCAGGCCGCTTGATACCGGGCACGCGAGTGCGTCCTGCAGCGATGTCCTGCCCGCGTTCTGAGAGTGTGGCAACAAACACAGGACCGACGTCTTGCAGGGTCAATGCGCCTTGCTCAGCCAGCCAGTGCAGTTCAGTTTTGACCTGATCACGACTGAGGGTGTGCCCGTAGCTATCGAGAGCCATGGTCAGCACAGAGCTGTTGGCACGGTAAGCGGTCATCTCGACCAGCAAGCGCAACAACACTAAGCGAACATCTTGGCGGATGAAGTCGGAATAAGGGGTCATATCTTTTCTCTCAGCAGGTAATCATTGATCCGGTCCAGCGAACGGGCTAAAGGGGCCAGGGCGTCCTTGACCCCCGTCAGCTCGGCCCGCACTGCCTTCATATCCCCCAGCAAATTGGTGACAGCGGCTTGGTCAGGCAAGTGTCGAACGTGTTCTTCCAGGGCAACAATCCTGGTTCGCAGCACCAGCAGCTCCTGGGTGCTGGCTGCCTGGCGGTTGGTGAGCCAGGTGTAAATGCCGATTACCGTGAGGACTACCCACTGCATGGCGGTGAAGCTGAAGTTCAGTTGTTCCAGGTTCATCGAAAACCCCGTCTATTCATGTGTTGCAAAGCGTCTTCACAGTCGCTGCAGTGTTCGGTACCTGGTTCGTTCTGGCGGCGGTCCTCCTGGATCGCGTCCCCGCATGCCTCACAGCGGTAGGCTGAGCGGCCAGATCGGCGTTGCAGCCCTAGCGCATAGATTCGTGCTTGCGACTCATCGTCGTCCTGCTCTGTAGCGTGTTCAGCTACATCCATAGAGCGTCAGTCCTTTTTGTGTAGATCCAGCAAGCCGTTGAGTTGGGCGAGAATGTTGCGAGCCCACAAGCCGTAGTCCTGGGCGTAGGCAAGAATGTCTGCGGGAGTGACGCCGCTTTCCAATAGCTCGGCGTCAGTGCCGGGGGTGGCCCAGGGCGCTTGCGCAGATTGGGTGGCAGTGGCACCTGTTCTTGGGGCAGACACACCGAGGGCGGTGTTGAAGTCGCGCAGCCAGCCAGCAGTGAAGACGCAGCTAGGGATAGGCTGAGCAGCTGCGCCAGGCGCAGGACGGTACTGGGTCGTGACATGGGGGATGCGCTCCTGGAGCGATTGTTTTTCTTTGGCGTACTGATCCATCAGGTTGAACAGCAGCGACTCGCTTTCTTGGGCTCTGGCAACCTGCTGTAGCAGCTGCAGGCGGTTGGCTTTTTCTGCAGCCAGGGCCTGCTCCGCATGCTTGGATTTGAGGCCTGACAAAGCAGTCGCCCCTAAGGACTGTGCGTAGCGAAAGCCGAAGCCATAAGTGATTGAGCCGCCAGCGGCGGCACTGAGGAGACAAGCGAACCCCACCGTCGCAAGACGAGCAGGCAAGGGCCACACCAGTTGCTCAAGCGCGCCCATGGTGGTGCCTCTGGCGGTTGCGTGATTTGCGTGCGCGGCGCTTGGCCGCGACGATGCCGGTCTTGCCGTGCCGATACGATGGGGGGACCGAAGCCCTGGTCCAGCTCCCGACCGCAGAACTGGACAAGGACCAGCGAGGCGTCCAGGTAAAGCCAGCCAGCAGCGCTGAAAAGAGCCGACTGAATAAGTTCAGCCTCATGATGGCGTCCCCTGATCAGGGCCTTGCCGGACCAAGCGAGCGACGAAAAGCACCAGCGCTAAACCGCTGTTGAGGGCGGCATAGGCGCGTGGTGAAAGCTGAGCCTGCCACATAGGCAGCAACTCAAGCTGAGCGAACCCCAGCAGCGCGATCAGGATGGTGATCTGGACGCTGTAGAGGCGATAGCAGCAACGCCAATCGCAAATGGGCTTCATGCTGCCACCCCGTGCTTCGCCCCACGCTCAATGCCTGCGAGATCCAACCCGTCGGCAATGATCGCATCGCCATACCATTGGCCGCCTGGCAATGGCCCAGGGCCGTTCTCATGGCGAATGATGGCTGTCACCAGGGTGCGCATGACGTCAAAGTCATACACGTCCACACCTTCATGGTCAGGATGAAGTCCTAACGAGCGGGCAACGCTGACTGTGTAGGCGTTGGTATCGTTCTCGGAAGGCGGCGCCCAGCGCTCGACGAACTCGCGCACCGTGTCGATGCGGCTGCCATCCTTCGCAAGACGCTTGTCCTGGTAGGTAATAAGTACGCGGGCAATGGCACGGATACCCCAGCGCGGGGCAGTGAACTGGACGAACTCCGTATCACTCTGGGCGACGGCCATCCCTTGCCAACGGACGCCCTTGGCATGGCGAATGTTGCCGGGGTTGAAATTGCGGATACCGCGAGGGGTTTCGGGTCGCATGGGACGCCTCCTGTAAAGGCGCCGTAGATATCAGGCGCCAGAAATACACACGCCGCCATGATCGGCGACGTGGTACAGGAAGGCTTTTAATCGGGTTTAAAGAGAGCGATCTTATCTCTTCGTCTTTCTGAACCGCAGTACGCTGCTGATTTCTTTCAGGTCCGAATTCAGATCCTCAATAGTAGTTTTAGCGGTCTGTCTAATCATATGCAGCCAGAACGCTGACGCCGTCATTGCGACAGCGAGTGTAATAAATACCGCCATTTTAGTTGAGCCGACTTCGCCCGTTAAACCGTCGACCTTGAGGAGGTACCAAGCCCAAGCTCCGCATGCAAAACACACGATCAATATAAGCAAAGCGGCCAAGTTGAACCACTGACTAAAAAACGCCTTGCGCCGCTCGCGCCGGTACTCCCTCTCAAAGCGCATCAATGCATCTGTGGGCAGCTGGTCCCATTTTGGATGGTTGATAATGTTACCCGCCGCCACCTGACCTACTGCGGCATTGAACGTCTGATTCCCCATGGCATTCTCTCGTGTTGATTTATCTACGTAGGCTACAGCCAGATCACGTTTTGCAGTGCTGGGGCTTAGCTTTCTCTACGATTTCTTTAGTTTCAGGATCAACCGCGTAGACAGTGAGACACTCTCGACCACCACCTAGTTTTTTCCTCAGCTCTGGATCTATCTCATCGGCCTTCGCTGAACTTAAAGGGTCAGCTGATTGCAGGCAGTCTTTCCGCCTTTCTTGGAATTGGCTCAAAGCGTCTTGTATTGAGCCGGGAACCCTTTCAATGCCACCGTTGTGAGCCGCAGCCAACTGCCCGTCCCACCAGCTACGAGAAGAGATACCCGCTGCGAAGCAACTGCCTAGCGGTTCAAAAATAGTATTGCCGAACTGACGTTCCCCTGATTTCACAAGAGATGAGAAATGTTTGCTGTGACCACTGATGGTTGCTAGGTCACCACTCTTTAATATGCTAGCCCCATCTAACATTGCCTTGTCGAGGGCGCCCATCTGTTTAGTCGCCTGATCTAGCGCCTCAGGACTCGCTTTTTTGAAAGGTTCTGCGTGGGCAGTAACAGCTACCATCAAAACGAATAAGCTGAAAATCCTTCTCATTTTTTCTTCCTCGCTGCACAAATTCCTGTTGCTGTAGTCATCGTCAAGTAGTTTTCAAAACCATATTCCACCCACTAACACACCTAAGCAAAATAACGCCGCAGCGCTTTGTTTATGCACGACCAAGAACTCCCCGATTGAGCTGACTTTGGATGTAGTAGGAGTTTCTTCCGGCAGCTTCATCGGCTGAAAGCCCTGAACAAATTCTAAAGTTTGTTGAAGCTGCGATTTCTGAAGTTTTTTAAGCTGAGTGCGACCAAAGCTCAGCTCACAGAAATTGTTCATCTCGTTTTTCGCGTCTTTCTCAGCTACAACCCGCAACACCTTACCTACAAGGCGACGTATGTCAGCCTCCTCTTGCAAGCGTTCCAACCTTGTTCTCAGCACATTCCGCGCATCAACAAACTGCCCGGCAGTGATCTCACTAATTGTGGTCACTCCGAGCTGGGCATGCACCGTACGCCAAACGTCACGAGGATCATCGCCCAGCTCTTCGCATTTTGCTCGTAACTCATGAAGCTCTTTGCGCTGCGCAGTGACCAAGCTACGGAACTCTGCTTTGTCTGCGTCCGCCAGCTTTATGCTGATGCCGAAGTTATTAATATCGCCCTCGGCAACTTGGCCGACACCTCCCTGGAATTTCTGACCCATCTCACTTCTTCCCTTTACTTCCACCAACGTTGAGGGTCAAGCCCGACTGGTTCACCGATCCGTGAATATATTGTCCAACGCTTTCAAATGTGTGCTGGGCACCCGCAGGCGGTTGCGAGCCAAGTAAAACGCGAAGCGCGTCGTCCTGTCGATCCTCAGGGCTCCGCCGGAACTGGTCCAGGAACAACCTCTCCCTAGGTGATGGAGGTAGAGATCCTCGCAACCCCGTCAGCACGTATTGAACGTCAGCCCCTGCCAAAGCAAAAGCTTCTAGCGCTTCCATACCTGGCGCTACAACACCGGCCTCGTACCGACTCCAGGTTTCTCTCGTCACGCCAGCAACCGTACCCGCTGCCGCTTGGGTCAGCTTAAGGCGTTTGCGCTCTTCTTTGAGCCTTACAAAAGGTGATGTATCAGTCACAAATAACCCTTGACTATGTGATCTATAGATCACAAAATCATCCACACAAACACTAATCATCTTTGCATCACAGGAGCCACCACCATGGCCACCCATGCCAAAGCCCTATCCGCCGACCAAGTGAAAGAAAACTTCCGTCGGGTTGGCAAAACCATCACTGAATGGGCTACCGAGAACGGCTACACCCGTAACGAGGTGTACCGCGTGCTCAATGGCCAAGCCAAAGCCCATTACGGCAAGGCTCACGATATTGCGGTGAAGCTAGGTCTTAAACCTTCTGCAGCGATGGCTGCATGATGAAGACCATCCAGCCCCGTACCACCGACCGCTTTGGCTTCAATTATGCGTCTCCAGCGATTGGCGAACGTCTCGCGCCTCCGCTAGCTGTACGCACATCCATTCAACTGTCGTCATCGCCTCAATCTCAAACGGCTGTTCAGGCCAGCGAGCAGTGCGAAGCGATTCCTCGATTTGACCAGGAGCAACCACGCCTCCTACTTCAAGAGCAGCAGCCAGACGCAACCAACCCTGCGCCAGGGCATTCACTTGCGCTTCAAGCCTATCAATACGGTCGGTCATAGCCATGTTCCTGTCAGTGAATGTACCCGAAAATGTTGCGCCTGGAGTAATCCTTTTGCCTAGGTGCAAACGTTCGATTTGTTTGGAAGACACTCTTGTGAGGGCATTCCAATGAACCGCCGTCGCTGGAAAAACATTCAACCGACCTCGCTGCGGCACGGGTTGGAGCTATGCAAAGACTTCGCGAAAGAAGCCCACAACATGAGCGTCGAGCGCATCGCGGTTGAGATGGGCGTCACCGATCAGTGGACTGTCTACAAGTGGCTTCAGACCGGTCGCATGCCAGCCAACATGATTCGTCCTTACGAACGGGCGTGCGGGTGCGACTACGTCACCCGCTGGATCGCAGCTAGTGCTGGACGGTTGACCATCGTTATCCCCACTGGACGGAACTGCACAGCCAAGGACATGCAAGCGCTGCAGGAATTACTGACGACTGCAGCCGGAAAGCTGCTCGCTTTCTATGCCAATAACATTGACGCCGATGACGCCCTAGCTGCGATTCAAGCAGCCATGGAAGGGCTTGCCTGGCATCGGGGAAACGTCGCCCAAACCCAAAACCCACAACTTGAATTGGAGGGACAGCCATGAGCCGCACCGCCTCAGGAGCAGCCCGTGTGCTGGGCGTGCTGAAAGCATTGAAGGGCCACACCGTAACGGGCCTCAGCAACACCGAGTTGGCTCAACTGACCAACGACAGTCCGAGCAACATTACCCGCGCTATGCAGACCCTGATTGAAGAAGGGTTGGCGGTGAAGCTGGACAACGGTCGGTTTGCTCACTCGGTTGCAATGTTGCAGATCGCCCAGGCCCACGCCGAACACATGGCGCGCCTGACCCAACGGATGCAAGAAATCAACCAGCGTATTGCCGCTGGCTCGATGAATTAAGGAGACCACCATGGCACGAGCTAAAAACCTACCTACAGCACCAATTGACTTGCCTGCGCTGGACGGCGACATGTTGACCGCAAATCAGAATGCGATGTCGACTATCCAAGCTTCGCACAGTGATGAGCGGGACCTGGTTAATCAGTTGCTTGGCCAGGCTCAAATGTCAGATGCGTTTGCCAAGTTTTCGGTAACGGTTACCAGTTCAAAGATCGCTTTTGTCAAAGAAAACAAGCTCTACCGGGCTCTAGCGGGCAAGCAAAGTGGTAACGGTTACCAGTTTCAAGGGACGTGGGAAGAGTTTTGCGGCCTCTTGGGTATGTCTCGCGAGAAAGCCGACCAGGATATTGCCAATCTTCGCACCTTCGGCGAAGAAGCCCTCGACTCGATGTCCCGCATGGGTATTGGCTACCGCGAAATGCGCCAATACCGTCGTCTGCCTGAAGACGCCCAAGCGGCTCTGATCGAAGTCGCCAAGGCTGGTGACAAGGATGCCTTCGTCGACCTGGCAGAAGAAATCATTGCTAAACACGCAAAGGAAAAATCCGAACTCACCCAACGCCTGGACGAGGTCAACGCCGACTACGACGCCCAGGGCGAAGTTATGGCGAAGAAGACCAAAGAGCTGGACAGCACCAAGCAGGAGCTGGAGAAACACCGTAAACGCATCCAGACCGCAACGCCGGACGATGTCATCAAAGAACTGCGCACCGAGGTGGTTGCCCTTCAATTCGAAGTGGAAGCCAAGATCCTGGGCGAGCTGCGCGAGGGGTTCGCCAAGATGGCCGAGCATGCCGAAGCCAATGGCCAGGACCATCGCGCCTATCAAGCAGACCTGATCCAACAGCTTGAAACCACCCTGGCCACCGTACGCAGCGAATTTCATCTGCCTCATCACCAGGACAGCACCCCTGTGTGGATGGACAAGGCAGAGGCATAACCCATGAACCCGGTACAGACCCAGCAACTGGCCCAGATCGCCCAACGGGCAGCCAATGCCCCGCACGGTCAGCGCACCGCCATTTACAAAGCCGGTGCAGCCGAGCTGGGTGTTTCCCTTCAAACCCTGCAGCGCAAGCTGAAGGAGGTTGCGGTGAGCAAGCCCCGTAAACGTCGCAGCGATGCAGGCAACAGCGCCTTGCCCTTAGAGGAGGCTCGCATGATCTCAGCTGTATTGTTGGAATCCATCCGAGCCAACAACAAACAGCTATCCACCATCGAGCGAGCTGTCGAGCGCTTGCGCAGCAACAATTTGATCCTGGCGGGCCGCGTGGATGAGGTCTCTGGAGAGTTTCGCCCGTTGACTAATGGCGCCATCAGCCGCGCCTTACGCACCTATAAACTGCACCCAGAGCAGTTGCTGCATGACGCACCTGCGGTCTCCCTGGCGAGCAAGCATCCCAATCACGTTTGGCAGGTCGACGCGTCTATCTCGACGCAGTTTTACCTGGCAGATGATGGTGCGCGGGTAATGCTCAAGGCCGAATTTTATGACGGCAAACCGGGCAATCTGAAGAAGATCGAACGCCAACGTCTTTGGCGTTACGTGATCACCGACCACACCAGCGGCACGTTGTATGTCGAGTACGTGCTGGGGGCAGAGTCTGCTGAGAACCTGTGCAATGTGCTGATCAACGCCATGCAGAAACGCAGCGAGTCAGACCCATTCCACGGCGTGCCCTGGATGCTAATGACTGACCCTGGCGCGGCCATGACCAGCGGCATCTTCCGCAACCTATGCCGTGCCATGTCGATTGAATTGATCATCAACCAGGTCGGTAATGCTCGGGCCAAGGGCCAGGTTGAACAGGCTCACAACATCGTCGAGCGCGAATTTGAGAGCGCCCTGAAGTTTCAGGCCGCGACCAGCCTGGAACAGATCAACAGCTGGGCGGGCCAGTGGATGCGGTACTTCAACGCGACCTCTATCCACACCCGCACCCGCCGGAGTCGCTATGGCGTATGGCAGATGATCAAGCAGGACGAGCTGCGCCTGGCGCCCAGCGTCGAAGTCTGCCGAGAACTGGCGGTCAGCACGCCGGAGCAGCGCAAGGTCAGCAATCTGCTACGAGTTTCGTTCCGTGGGGATCAGTTTGATGTCAGCTCGGTACCGGAAGTGATGGTGGGCGACAAGCTGCTGATCACCCGTAACTGCTGGCGCGACAAGGACTCAGCCATCGTCGTGATGGTCGGCGCAGACGGTCGCGAGCATTACCACGTCGTTGAGCGGATCGGCATGGATCAATTCGGCTTTGCTCAGACGTCAGCAACCATCGGTGAGCAATACAAACGCCATGCGGAAACACCCGCGCAAACCTCGCGCAAGCTGCTGGAGCAGATCGCTACCGGTACTACCAACGAGGCCGACGCCCAGGCTGCCCGTAAGGCCAAGACCCTGCCATTCGGTGGGCTCATTGACCCGCACAAACACGTTACTGACACCGTGCTGCCAGCCTACTTGCCGCGGCGTGGCACGTCACTGAACGTCAACGTACCGACCGTTGAGCATGCACTTTTGTCGCACGTCGAGGCTGCGAAATTGCTTCGGCCAAGGATGGCCAATCTCTGGTCAGCCGAGACATTCAGCTGGCTGCAGCAGCAATACCCGGAGGGCATCGCCCAGGAGCAGCTCGACACCATCGAGGCCGAGCTGAAACGACCTGTAGAGGTCATGCGCAAACCGCTCAGCCTGGTTCGGGCTGCAGCTGGAGGTGAGTGATGTTGAAACTGAAGCACGTTTTACAGGGGGTGGGCCGACCTCAATCGGCCCTGGCCGAATCGCTGAAGCTCAGCGAGGCCGCCATCGCCCAGCTGCTGAATCACGGCCAGTGGCCACGCAGCCTGGATAACGAGGAACTACAGGGGCGCATCCGTGTGTTCCTGACCGAATCCGGCGCCAACGATGCCGATATCGCCAACGCCTTTGAAGAAGTGGATCTGCCGTGCGCCAACACGACAGATCCGGCCCTTAAAAAAGAGCCGTCCGGGGAGGACGAACCTATGTTACTGCCAAAACAAACTTTGCTGCCATCTACCCGCAAGGCGTTCAGCCTTTTCCGTGACCCGTTTGATGAGCTTTCCTGCGCCCAGGACATGTGGGTCAGCCCGGATATCCGCTACGTTCGCGAGGTGATGTACCAGACCGCCCGTCACGGTGGCTTCATCGCGGTTGAGGGCGAATCCGGTGCAGGCAAAAGCACCTTGCGCCGTGACTTGGTGAACCGGATCGCAGAAAACAACGACCCTGTGTTGATCATTGAGCCCTATGTATTGGCCTCGGAAGATAACGATACCAAGGGCAAATCCCTGAAAAGCACTCACATTGCCGAGTCGATGATGGCGGCGGTGTCGCCCCTGACCAAGCCCAAGAACAGCCCCGAAGCGCGCTTTGCGCAACTGCACAAAGTGTTGAAGGAATCCCATGCAGCGGGCTATCGCCACTGCCTGGTGATCGAGGAAGCCCACAGCCTGCCTATCCCGACGCTTAAGCATCTCAAGCGCATCCTGGAACTGGAGGTGGGTTTCACCAAGTTGGTTAGCATCATCATGATCGGTCAGCCAGAACTGAGTGTGAAACTGAGTGAGCGCAACGCCGATGTGCGCGAAGTGGTGCAGCGCTGCGAGCGCGTGACGCTGCCGCCAATCGAAGGCGCACGCCTGGAGGAGTTCTTGAAGTTCCGCTTTGAGCGTGCAGGTAAGCCGCTGGCCGAGGTGATCGACGGCGGGGGCATCCAGGCGATAGCAGCGCGCCTGTCGCAAGCTGACCGCCGTGGTGGCCGCGACGAAACAATCTCACTGCTGTATCCGCTGGCTATCGGCAACTTGATGATCGCCGCGATGAACCTGGCCACCCAGCTCGGTGCGCCAACAGTCACCGCCGATGTTGTGAAGGGGGTGTGAGATGGCTGCCCTGTATTTAGTAAGCGCGCCACCGGCTCCTAGGTTCAGCATTCTGGCTGAGGAGTTCCCGGTGAAGTTGTCGGCGTTCAACGAATTGACCCGCGATATCCGCAACGCCGGTATTGAGATCAAGCACCTGGTGTTGCTGGACAACAAAATTTTCATTGAACAGAGCTGCGTTGAGTTGTTCTTGCGGCGCTTTGGGCACGAACTACGTGGACTGCGCTACACGCCTGCGGGGCGTTTCACGCGTAACACCGTGACGGTGCGAGGTATTGATGTTGCTTGGTACAGCTTGGTAAAGGAGCAGAACCAATGATCGAAGTCAACGAACTGCAGCGTCTGGCAGCCCACCTCCAGCAACAGCAGGCGGCTCACGCCGCCAAGCAGGTGCACTGATGTCTGACAACAAAATAATGGACGGCTACCTCCGTAATGCCGCTGGCCACTTGGTACCCGTCGACCAGGTACGCGAGCAAGACAAACTGCGCGACCAAGTCGCCCGCGAACTGGCCGAAGCGGCCAAAGAGCTAAACTTGGCGCTCAAAAACTTCAAGAAAAAATCGCTCGGCGACGTGGCCGATCTGATCAGCATTGCCGGTGAGCGCTATGGCGTTCAAATGGGCGGAAAGAAAGGCAACGTCACCATCGCGACCTATGACGGCCAATTCAAGGTGCAGCGCTCATATGCCGACCGGCTAACGTTTACCGAGGAAATGGAAGTAGCCAAGGCCATGGTTTATGACTGCATCCGTGCCTGGAGCAAGGGTGCCGACGGCCACTTGCTGGCTATTGTCGAGAGGACGTTTAGCCCGAACCGTAATGGTCAGATTAAAACCACTGACGTCCTGGATCTACTGCGGTTAGAGATCGACGACGCCAACTGGAAGTTGGCCATGCAAGCCGTGAAGGACTCCATCATGGTCTCGGGAAGTGCCGTGTATATCCGTGTTTATGAGCGGATCGGCGACTCCGACACCTACAAAGCAATTCCTCTTGACTTGGCGGTGGTGTGATATGGGCCTATTAACTTCGCTGCAATGGCCGAAAACGACTCTGCTCCAACTGCTTGAGGATGCCGAGGCCAGTACGCAAGAAACGTTTGATGTTGTTCACCTGGAGCTGGAATCAGGCCGGAGCTATGTAGTAGCCGTGATTCACGGCGATCCCGACCAAGTCGACGCCATTGCCGAAAAACTTGGAACACTCAAGCACCAATGGCTGGGGGAACCGTTATGAGCAAGACATTGGTTGAGTTCCAGGACCACCACCAGGACTTTCTGGTCTGGACTGTAAATGAGACTGGGATAGTTACAGAAAGCTGGCCCTATCAGACCGATGTTTGGGGCGGACTGCAAATAGTGAATCTGGCCAGCCTCAAGGTCGGCGGCGTCGTTGAGTACCTTTGGGAGGGTCGCAGCGGTAGCGTGAAGTACCCCGTACATTCGATTCAACCGCTGGTGCCTGTTGACGTTTCGGTGCGCATGAACGGTGACGGTTACTGCACCAGCACCGTACGTGGCAAGCGCGTCTCTTGCACGCACGACTACGAGTACCCGGTGAAGCGCCTGGCTGAGAAGCTCTTCCCTGGTCGGCCCTATGGCATCGAACGCCTGCCATGTTCGCCAGCTGGGCGCCTGCACAGCAAATGGCGCATCACCCCACTGGAGAGCGCGTGAGATGGATAACAACCGTACGCTGGAAAAGATCAAAAAATGCTTGGAGATGGCCAAGTCCAAAACCAGTAACCCGCACGAAGCCGAAATAGCACTGCGCCAAGCCCACAAGCTGATGGAAATGTACAACCTGGAGGTGGGTGACGTACTCGCCAGCATGGCGAGCGAACATACGATCCTTGCCGGCTCTGAAGGTTCTCCACCTGTTTGGCGTGTGCGACTGGCACAAGTCTGCGCGGATGCATTCGGTACAAGAATCATCATCTCCAGCCCTCGGTGGAGTGCCGCTCGCTTCATTTTTGTCGGCTGTTCAGCCGCACCTGAACTGGCGGGCTACGCGTATCAGGTACTCGGACGCCAACTGCAGAAAGCTCGCCGTGACTTTCTGGACACTCAGAAACGTTGCAAGCGCTCGACCAAAGTTGCCAGAGGTGACGCGTTCGCCAATGGGTGGCTGGATGCTGTGCACTGCAAGATTCAGGCTTTCGCAGGAGTGGAAGACAATATCGCGGAAGCAATCGAGGCTTTCATGAAGAAACATCACCCTGAGTTGGAGAGCGTCGAACTGAAGCGTCGTAAGGTTAAAGCACGCAACGAAGGCGCCAGTGAAGCCGGTTACGAAGCTGGGAAATCCGCCCAACTGCACCAGGCCGTGAATCACCAGCCTCGCGCACGCTTGACCATGGGGGTTTGAAAATGACCACTACCAGTACAGGGAAGCTCTCTGCCGGGGTTCTGGAGTTCTTGGCGATCTGCGATCAATGCCAGCGGCCCCGCAACACTGGTAATCACACCAAGTGCAGCAAGATCCGACAGCGGATTCATGCTGCTCATAACCAACAGAGCAATAGCGCACGTTCGATGCAGAGAGGTGACCAGTGAAAGCCGCGCCTTCCAACCCGAACCGCCTGCGTCTGATCAAGCTTATCCATGTCGCCCGACGTGAGCTGCGCATGGATGACGATACCTATCGCCTGATGCTGGCTGGCATGAAGGGCTTGGACGGCGCAACGTCCACCGCTGACCTGAGCGTTCCAAACCTGCTTAGGGTTTTGGAACAGCTCAAACTGAGGGGTTTCAAGGTTCGTCCAAATAAAGAGCAGAAGCGACCGCTGGCCGACGACGTTCAATCGAAGAAAATCCGATCACTGTGGCTGGAGCTGCACGGCCTGGGTGCTGTGCGCGACCCTTCCGAAGCTGCTCTGGCCAAGTTCGTACAGAGCATGACCCGCGTCTCTGCGCTGCAGTGGCTGACAACCGCCCAGGCGAGTCGGGTTATTGAGAACCTGAAACAATGGATGGGGAGAGTCCAGCAATGAGTACATTACGCGGCAGTGATCTTTTGAGCGAAGCCGTTGAGCCTATTGCCAAAGTGATTCGCGATACCTTGGGGGTCAGCTCTGAACTGGCCGAGGCGACGAGCGTGGAGATCACCACGCTGTTCGCATTCTTGTGGGGTGGCCAGGTGGTCTACATCCCTAAGGGCGTATGCATCCAAGCGTCAAAGCTCCACCAGAAAATCTACGACGACTTCACAGGGCGAAATCATCACCAGGTGGCGACGAAGCACGGCGTCTCTGTTCAGCACGTCTATACGGTGGTGAAACGTATGCGCCTGGCTATCATTGCCCGCGATCAAGGGGACCTATTCCCGCCACCGGGGGACGAGCATGCTTGA